GAGAGACTCGTCTCTCAACACACACCTTCCCAGGGGACTCGGTCTATACGACTGATGTGAGGATCTTACACGTGAGTGAAACACATCTTAACGAGATGGTCTGCTCCATGAGTTGTAAAACTCAAAAGAGGGATCGGTTCTTAAATATGCTCGTGGGCATCGTCAATGTTAATTGCGATACGGTCATAGTATATTTATGGTCCGCCAATTCTTTACAGTACTGTGATTTCAAACATCTTTATCCATTCACGGTCATTTTATATTTCGGTAATCAGAGTTAGGCTATATACAAGTATATAGTTCTTTTCTTAAGACCTAATTTTGACGACAATGAACTCTGACAGTAGAATCCTTTTGATACCTTGATCGGTATTAGGACATACTCCCAGAAGTATTCTATTTACGTGGGAAATCATAACCACCTCTATAAGGAGGGATTTGTGTTTACCAATATAAACAGAATGAGAGATCAGAGCACGCCAAAGCTTATGATGAATGCGATTACTTTGCTTTAATTAAAAAGCGGAGTGCTATAAGTATATGTAAATCCGGTTCTCATCCTTTTATTATACGTTGTCCACCACAGATGTGGTATTCATCGATTATATTAAATGAAAACTTCTTTACTTTTACTTCAACGGTCCTCTTATGATCTATCCAGAGAAATTCTCTGGAATGAACATAGACAACGTGGTTACGTTATCCGTGATCCCGCAAACACCGACGAATTGTTATATTTAACTAATTCTGAGTATATGAAATTACTCCGGGTTATGCTTTCAAACGAAAGTTTGGTTGAATGTATAGCAACTCCACGTGATACTCCCGAGTCCATAATTCGTAAGTTTCCAGAACCTTCAGGAAAAACTCCCAAACGGGCAGTTCTTCGTGAGTTTCTGTTTAATACTAATCCTACTTGGCGTGTTAAAGATTCGATGATCGATATTAGGGGAAACCCTAGTAGCTTTCTATCAACTTATTATAGACATATAATAAGTTGGTTGAACCTTAAACCTAGTAAATTAATTACTAGATCCTTTAGTAAGTTAGCTGAACATTACGGTCGAATCGTCAAAGTAAACGGTATGGCTACCGCTATACTTCGTTTGAAAATCTCAACCATCGTGGTATTAAAATACCTCGGGGGCGAGAAAGTCGTTTCGACTCAAGACCTTGGTCTTAGAATTCGTTTGAGACACGGTTTACCCGCATCTCTTCCGCACCCTTTACGTCAAATACTTCGCCAGAAATCAGTCCCTTTAACAAGGGTTCTGATAACTGTCTTATATTCTTATAAAGGTTTTGTTAGTGATTATAAACAACCTTCTTTGGCTACAATTGTAGCTAAAAGAGCTGTATTCTCACCAAAAACACTATTAAGATTGGATCAAGCAGCGAAACTCTTCTTTGAGCGGACTGTAGCCTGTGGTACTGTTAAGTACATCAGACCAATTCCAAATACAGAGATTCCTTTTACTCTAACATCCGGACCGAACTCTACTATCTCCTTTTTAGGGGCTGGTAAAGATGCCTATTTGCATTTTGCATTGGGCGACGGCTCTCCTTTAGTCCGATGGATTAAGTTATTATCTGAGTTACATCGTAACCCAGATGGCTATGGATATAAAGTTCTTCATTGGTTTGAAGACAATATGTGGCAAGTAGGAGCTTTAGCGGAGGACATGAAATCTTTTATCTCTGACAAAGAGGCAAAAGATATTACACCTCATCCGTTTAAGTTACCTGCTTACATCACCAGAGCAACTAAATTCAAAGGTACTTGGGAAAGTTTGGATGATTTAAAGTTAGGGAAACTCTCTTTCAAACAAGAGGCTGCTGGTAAAGTTCGTGTATTTGCGATTGTTGATTACTTCACGCAGTGGCTTATGAAGCCAGTACATGATTCATTATTCGATATCCTTAAACACTTCCCGGGTGATGCTACCTTTGATCAACTTGGAAAAGTTAAATCTTTCCAACAGAAACAATATAAGTATATTGCTTCCTTTGATTTAAAAGCAGCAACAGATCTAATCCCTCAACAGCTTTATTTAGCTGTATTAAAACCATTTTTTGGTCCTAATGGGGATAGACTTGTTAAAGCCTGGTTAGATGTTTTGGTGGATAGAGATTACTGGGCAGAGTTTAAGTATAAGTATACTTATTCCCCTTCCAGCGAATCACGGGTGGTAATCTACAAAAAACCATCGATCATTGATCGAGTACGGTTTTATGTTCGTTATACACGAGGTCAACCGATGGGGGCCCTTTCTTCTTGGGCCTCCATGGCGTTGGTTCACCATTTCCTAATCTTTGTAGCGTCTATGCGTGTTAACAAACTCAATTTCCAAGATTATTTAATCTTAGGAGATGACGTAGTTATCGCAGACGAAGCAGTGGCAGACTCTTATAAAGAAGTCTGTTCCAAGTACGGTATAACAATTGGTTTACCGAAATCTTTTGTGTCTCACAATGGAATGTTCCAATTCGCATCGCAAGATGTGGTTTGTGACACAAACTATTCGCCTATATCTCTAAAAGAGGTAATGGCTATAGATGCGCAAGATTCTCGCTACTTTAAACCTAAAGGTATTACTACCTTTGGGAATAGAGTAGAATTCGTAAACCGGTTAATCTGGAAAGGATTTATTTCACCTGCTAACCCTCTAAACTTGGTTCGAGCATTTTACTCTTATCAAGATTGGAAAGTTATAAGACGGAGTCTAACCCGAGGAGTTTTACCTCCTTTGGTTGGACCTGCTCTATTACTTCTTGTTACTACACCTTTACGGTATAATGACAAAAGTATTAATCTATCCCAAATAATGGCCCTTGTAAAAGGCGATTTATTCGGTTTGATTAATGGTAGAGACTTTTCGCTAAAAGATCGGGTAACCTTCCTGGAACATCTTTATCAAGCTTTTGATAAGGATATCCATGATCGTGTTAAACGGCTCTTAACGGGCCTGAACAGAATGTCGGCTGATACATATATTATGTTAAGCCCTTCTGCACCGCTCTTTTACGAATCAGCGATGAACAAACGAGACGCTACTGGACGCCGTATTAATGACATTCTTAACGAATGGACAAAAATACAGAAAGAAGCGTATGGAATCATGAGATCTGAAGAGATCCATTATCTCCTTTGGGAAATTATGGATGAAGGTTCTAATCTAAATATTAAATTAGTTCATTCTTACTCTCAGATCGTTTCACAACTCGAATCTCTTTCCACGGATCTAGATGTCCGTTCGACTGTTGCTAAACCTTCATCGGTTCAACAACTCAAACGGGTTCGTCTGTATGCCTCACTAAATTCCTATTGGAATGTGCAAG